ACTGGGTGCGTTATCAGCCTTGACGTAACCACCAAACTAGACCACGCCACAATTAGTGCTGCCAAAAAGGTTGATGGCATTATTCAGACCGAACTGGTTGCTTCATTGCGTAACCCTTCCGAAAACAGGTTGTTCGAGTTGCTTGTCGACGTTTACCGACGCACGAAAGCCACCGCCATTGTGCTGGATGGTTCAAGAATGCCTAACTTGCAGAAACGTCTCAAAGACGGCAAGTATCCGATGTGGCAGTTGTGGAGCAAGGAAGTTGCAGCTGCTTGTTCGACCACGTTCAGTTTGTTTAGCCAAAACATGGTTTCTTGGAACCAGACCGATCAGTTGCTTATTGCTCAGATGCCACGTGGTGTTGCCAGATATGTTGGTGAGAATTGGTATTTGTCTAGGCGTGATTCTTTAGGCGAGATTGATGCAGTGATCTCTATGGTTCTTGGTGTTTATGTCGCTTCTCTTGATAGACCCAACGGAATTGGCGTTTATTAGACACGCCGATTTACTTGACATAATGTAAGTCCAATGCATTATCATTTATCCGATGGCAAGTATCTGGCAACGCATTTTTACTAAAACTGAGACTCGGGCAGTTACCCCTGTGATTCCTTCACGCTCTACGACTTTAGCCACTCCTGAATCGGCTCTAACGCTGACAGCGGTCTGGCGTAGCGTTCAGATACTTGCCACCACTGTTTCTAACCTTGGAATGGTTACCAAACGTTACGCCACCGGTATGGAAATGGTTGTGGACAACCCAACCTTCGTAAACAACCCATCTTTGCAAATGAAACGTCATGAGTTCATCTACTCGACGGCAACCGACCTAGCACTTTACGGCAACGCTTTTTGGTATAAGTCTTACGACTCTGCTGGGCGTGTAAACGACGTAATGCAGATTCCAGCGTGGCAGGTTTCCATTGAAACCGAAACCGACGCACTAAACGCTGCACGTCGCTACGTTTACTTAGACAAAGTTTATTCTGCTCGGGAAATTGAACACTTGCAGCTCTTCCCACGTGCTGGCTGGCTCAAAGGGCCATCACCTATTGACATGTGTTCTCAAGACATTGCTGGTGCATTAGATCTACGCAACTACCAGGCAAACTGGTTCTCAGCCGGTGGAATCCCTACCGGTGTCCTAAAAACTGGTAAAGAAATCAGCCCAGACGACGCACAGACCATTACCAACACTTGGAACACCAAACAGGCCACACGCCAGATTGCTGTTCTAGGTTCAGGTTTTGAATACCAGCAGATTGCCCTAAAGCCGTCTGAAGCGTTGTTCACCGAAGTCTCTGCACAGTCAGTTCAGCAAATCGCCAGGTTGTTTGGTATCCCACCACGCAAGCTCGTTACTGGTGTTGATGGAACTAGTGACACTTACTCAAACTTGGTTGACGAAGAATCGGCGTTCTATCGTGAAACCATTCAGGCATACACTCGCCCAATCCAAGACGCACTTAGCAACTGCCTACCACGTGGCTCACGTGTGGAGTTCATGTGGGAAGACTTGGTGCTATCTAAGTCTGATCGTCTAAAGATGTGGTCTGACGCCATTGCCGCAGGAATTATTACCCCAGAATACGCCGCTAACAAAGAAGGACTAAATGTCTGAAATTGAAACACGCTCGCTAGAGCTAAGACTTGACAACCTAGAAGAACGAACCATCACCGGTCTGGCTGTTCCTTACGGCCAAGACGCCAACATTGGTGGAGCATACATCGAACGCTTTGCACCTGGTGCGATTGACAGCGTTGAAGATGTCAAGTTGTTTTATGGCCACGAGACACCTATTGGTGTTGTAACTGTTGGTCGTGAGACTGATGGCGGTTATGAGATCACTGCCAAAGTGTCTGAGACTACTCTTGGCAACGATGTGCTTACGCTTATGCGTGATGGTGCATTGAATAAGTTTTCGGTGGGCTTTGTGCCTGTTTCACAAGAACAGGATGGCTCAACGATTACACGCACAAAGGTTTCCTTGAAGGAAGTCTCTGTCGTGCCTTTCCCTGCTTATGCAGGTGCAAGTATCACCGAAGTTCGTGAAGAAACCCCTTCTGAACCAGAAACCCTAAAAGAAAGCGAGTCCGAGTTGGAAAACAACATCGAACTAGACGTTCGCTCAGTTCAGGATGAAGTTGCAGAACTTCGTCGTGTAGTTGAGTCAAGCGTTGCACCAGTAGCCCCATCGGCTCCTGAATACATGAAATACCGTTCGTTCGGCGAGTATGCTCAGGCATTCGCTAAGGGCGACGCAGCTGCAATCGAATTGGCTCGTGCCGCTTCGACTTCAGCAGACACCTATGCTGCTCCTGGCTACATTGGTTACATCAACAAGCTAATCGACGCTAACCGCCCATCATGGAACGTTTGGTCGACCTCGGTTCTACCTGCTACCGGTATGACCGTTGAATACGCTGCAATCACCGCTAACACTCTTGCTGTTGGCGTTCAGGACCCAGAGAACGAAGCACTATCGTTTGGTAACCTAACCATCGACAGCATTTCGACCGCTGTGACCACCTACGGCGGTTACACCACTGTTTCAAAGCAGGCTCTGCTTCGTGGCTCAGTTGACTACGCTGGAATCGCATTTGACGCACTTGCTGTCGCTTACGCCAACGCAACCAACACTGCTGCTAAGGCAAAGATTGCTGCACTTGACTTCACTGGCAAGGTTATGGATCTAGACGGCGGAACCGCTACTTCGGTTATCGAAGGTCTAATCGATGGTGTGAAATACATCAAGGCTAACTCTGGTCTAAACGCCGAGTTTATTCTTTGTGGCCCTGCTGCTTACAAATACTTCATGAAGATTGCCGACACTGCTGGCCGTCCAATCGTGAACGTAAACAGCGACGGTTCAAACACGTTCGCAACTGCTAACAACGACCTAACCGGTTCAATCTGGGGCATCCCAGTAGTTGTTGACCCAACCCTAGGCGACACCCTGGCTTACCTTGCAAACTCACGTGCATTGCTAACCATGGAGTCAAACGGCTCGGGAACCCGACTAACCGCTCAGGATGTTTCGACCTTGACCGACACGCTATCTCTATACGGATTCGCAGCAATTGCTGTTCCGTTTGAGGCTGCAATCGTCAAGCTAGACTTCACCGCTTAGTCCGACTAATGGCTGTAACGATAGAAGAGTTTCGTGCCTACATTGGCACGGATGAAGATAGCACCTTCGTCACTGAGTGTTTGACCGCTGGTCACGCCCTAGTCACGAAGTTTATTGGAGCTGCGACCGTCCCGGTTACTGTTCACGATAACGCTATTCTCATGGCTTCAAGCGAACTCTTCTATCGTCGCCAGTCGCCCCAAGGTGTCACTCAATTCGCCGCTATGGATGGAACTGCTGTTCGTGCCGCCAAAGACCCTATGAACGCCGCTAGGGAACTCCTACGGCCATACACCGGCTTTGGTTGCTAAATGCCTGTCAACGAGATCACTGCGTCGAGAGCAGAATACGCTCTAGCACTCACTGCACTCGGACTAAAGGTATCGTCATTCATCCCTGAACGAATTGTTCCACCGACCGTTGTAATGTCTCCAGGTAACCCATACCTAGAACCAGTGCTACTTGACAACGATTACCTAATGCGTTTAGAACTAATGGTTATTGCAGCTCACGCTGTAAACGCCAAAGCGTCCGAAATGCTAGACCTAGCCTTAGAGACCATTCTCAACGGCAACCCGGCCTACGTCCGAATTGGTTCAGTAGGCCAACCATATGCTCTACAAACCAACAACGCAGAGTTTTTGGCAGCCAACGTGTCTGTTGATCTCCGCATAACTATCTAAGGACAAGAAATGGCTATTGCTATTCCACGTGTGATCGCACGTAACATTGTGTTCAAGATTGGTGCTGTTTCATACATGCCAGAACTGAACAACGTAGAACTTTCATGGGGAGACGCTCCAGGCGGAATCCAAACCTTCAGCGAAGTCGCTCCTAACCAGGAAGCAACTATTCGTCTATCGGGTTACATGTCAAACGACGCAGACTCTCTCTACCGCCTGCTATGGACTTCCTACGGCTCGGAAGCAACGTTCACCATCACTCCTGGTGGCGGAACCGAAGGAACCGACAACCCTGCCTACACCGGCACAGTTATCTTCAACCAGTTGCCACCACTAGTTCTAGTTGCTGACGAAGATGTTTCGTTCGAGGTTACTCTTCGAGTGAAGAACACCGGACTAGATGTTGCTTCGAAGCTCTTCTACGGTGTAACCATCGACACCACAGCCTAAAATGGCTTCAGGTAAATCCCAAGAAACCCTAAGAATCCCTGATTTGGCTAAATACCAACGGGCTCTTAGGGACTTGGGTGCTACCAATAAAGAACTTGGTCAAGCATCTTATGAAGCAGGAATTATTACTGCACGATCAGTGCAAGCATTTATTCCTGTAAAGACCGGCAAACTACGCAGCACAGTCAAAGCAGGTAAAGCAGGAACCAAGGTTGTTGTCACTATTGGTAATAACACCACTGCTCGTTATGCTGGCCCAATCAACTATGGTTGGCGTGATAACAACATCAAAGGCCGTTACTTTTTACAAATGGCTATCCGTAGAACCAGACAAAGAGTATTAGATACTTATTTGGATGGACTACAAAGACTATTCAACAAATACGAAAGGGATTCAAAATGATGAATGTCAAGATTGAAATTGAGAAGATGAA